TGCTTCTCTTACTTGTAAGGTATTGGTGCCCATGGTAGTATCCAGTATAAAAAGATTATCTCTTTTAATTTTTTCATATGATTAAAATAATACTGACAAGCATAAAATCCAAGACCCCCAAAGCATGGCGTAACAAAGTACTTCTGCTTTTTGGTGGACCTTTTTAAATATGCCTGATTTATCTATAATCGTTAGTGCTATCGTTTTCATTTCCTTCTTTTTCTCAATCTAGTTATACAATCGGAGCAATAGCAAGTACACTTACTAAAAAAATTGATACTAAAGAGAAAAGTTCTAAACTGTCTTTTAATTTATTAATTTGTTTTTGGCTCACCTACTATACTCCAAGTCGTTATTTCCCTCACACTTCTTAGAGCGCCGTACAATTGGTCGTTTACTTGGATGGTGCAAACTAACCATATACAAACTAAATTCTTCATATCTGTGTAATGGAGGTTAATATATTAATGACTTATGTCATTATATAAAGTGTATTTATATATAGGTGTTTGAATAGTATAGATTATAGGGTAATTTTGAACGATTTAGAAATCAAATGAATATTGGTTGACTGGTTCTAAATTATTTTCTAATACAAAATCACAAAAATCAGAATAAATTTTGTTGATATTTTTATCATGTTTGAAACTTATGAAAACTTTATTTTTTTTCTTGTCTTCCCATTTAGTACTAGAATGTGAATAAATTGAACTTGACATTGTGCTTGTTAGTCCACCTTCTGCCAGCCAGGGTATATCAGAATTGGCATTTAGCAAAGGTTGTCTGTATAAAATATTAAACTGGTCATATATGCCTGTTTTTTGAGCAAACATTTTTTTTAAATTTTCAAAACCATTTGTTTCAGATTTTTGAGTAAGTAAGTCAGGTATTATATTTTTGTAATATTCGTATTTAAATCTATAGCAATTATTTTTACCCACATTGTCATTATGCTCTAAATAGACATTTGCCTTTTTAACAGTTTCTAAATTATTTAGATAACTGGAATACACCATTTCAGGGCTATGATAAAATATATCTCTGTAGCATTCTATTCCTATAGATTTACAAAACTTATAATATGGAATCAAATTGTTACGAAAAAAAGTTTCATTAGTTATTCTGATATTTCTATCTAAAACAGAATCTTTAGTCCATAATTTAGGATAAAATCTTATAAGTGGTGGATCACCCCCAAGTAAAATATGATCTATATTGTACTCGTTTTTTAATTTTTCTATAAAATAAAAATGTACTGCTAATTGAGGGCTTCTGTTAAAAAAATCAGCACTATATTTTATATATGTTAGATTTTCATAAAAAGATAGTAAATCAATATCTATAATTTTATGTTCTACCTTATATTTTTTACAAAGTTCAGTAGCCAGGTAAACATCTTCTGTATTTACTATAGTATCTTCCCAAAAAGCTCTATATGTATATGCTATAACTTTTCTGTTTAATTCCAGACAGCATCTAAGAGTAAATTGACTATCTAATCCACCACTCAGACATAGATGTATTAGTTCCCTGTCTGGAAGTACTTTATCAAAACACCCTAAAAATGATTTTTCTGATTGTTCAGATAAAACATTGATTTCCAAAATATCAGAAATATCTATTATTGCCCCTGGTGGATTTCCTAGTTTTATCTGTTCTTGTGGTATCATTTTTATTTGTTTATCTTTATTGGTAAGATAAATACTATTGTTATAACTATATAATAGTTATCTGAAAACATACGGAGTTTTTTAAATCATGGCTACATATATTATTGCTATAGACAAATCAGTACATGCTGATAATTCAGCGGCAACTAGTGCTATTACAGGTGCTGGTGGAAGTGTTTTAACAACATTTAATCTAAATCTTACATTTAAAGTAGATTGTACTGCAGAACAATTAGCAAATATATCAGGTGTTGCCGCATATTCATTAGAAAGCGAAACCCTGACAGCCACAACTAATTTTAACACGGATCATTTAAAATTTATGTGTAATGAACCTGGTAGTTTATCCACAGCATATAATCCTTCAAGCACAGGATCTGGACAACACATTTATCTAGTAGACACTGGAATAGATTTAGATCATGACGAATTTAGTGGAAAATCAGTAAATAACTTGTATTCCAGTTTTAGTGGTGATTACTCAGACTCTACTGGTCATGGTACTATAATGGCCTCACTGATTATAGGAAATAATGTGGGTGTCAGTAAAGATGCTACTATACATAATGTAAAAGCTCTTAACAGTAATAACTATAGTGGAACAGTTGGTGAAATGGTTAATGCATTAGATGCTATTTTGGTACACCACAATGCTAATGATTCCACTCAGGTCAAAGTGGTAAACATTTGCTGGACAACATCTAAAAACTCCCTTATAGACTTGAAATTTAATGAATTAGAAGATAATAACCTTATCGTTGTTTGTTCAGCAGGTAATGATGGTGTAGATGTTGATCAATTCTCACCAGCAGGTTTAGACAGAGTTATCACAGTTGGAGCTCACAATGAAGATTATACAGTGGGTAATGCTATAGCAACCAGTTATGTTGATGGAAGTGAAGTTATATTACAAACTAATTTAGGAGAAGAATTAGACATTTATGCTCTTGGTTCAAATGTGAGTGTACCATCAACCAGTAACACATCTTTATATTCAACAGCAGGAGGTACTTCTGTGTCATCTGCTTTAATAGGTGGATTAACATTACAGTATATAGATGCTTATTCCAGCAAAGATGCTAGGACTATTAAGTCATATCTGGTTCAGGAAGGAATAGACAGAGCCAGTCTTAGTATTTATATTAATGCTGATCTTTTAACTGCTTGTAATGTATCAGATGCCTTGACGCTTAAAAGGTCAGTAGGTGTAAGTCCACAAATAGGTGAGTTAAGATTATCCACATCTCCTTCAGGGCTTATTTTAACAATGGCTAATAACTCAGTTGCCAATGCCAACGTAGAAATTAATTCAGAAGCAAGTAATGTTTCTATTTTATCATTTAGTCCTGTTCCTCCGTTTGTTACATGGAACAATTCAGGGTTGGTTGAAGCAGACACTTCAAATGCCACAAATATGGCAAACGTTACTGTACCAGGAATTTATCATTTTGCTGTCCGAGGAACAGTAGCAAATACTACACTAGTTGAGGAATACTCAATAGGTATATATGAAACTGATGTTAGTGAGCTGGATGAGTCAAATGAATATTACTATGATAGCGATAATGAATCATATGATCAGGTAATCAACTTTAGTGCCAGTAAAAATCCTCAACCGTAAGCCGACACTCAAAATCATATATTTTTTATATGAAAAATTTATTTATAGATCCCACTTCCAAAAATAATCTCTTTAATTCATTAGAAGCTCAGGGTTCCTTTATTTTTCACCGTTTTGGCAAACGTCCTATATCTGAAGAACATTTAGATATTTTTAAATTAAAAAATTATATAAAATATCAACAGATAGACCAGATTATTTTAGAATCTATTTTTGGTGACCCTTTAGAGTATGCTTATTTAGAAGACCTTTTGTCTTTTTGTAAAAAAAATAAAATTAAAGTAATAATAATCACAAACGGCTATTCAAACAAATTTGAAATTTATAAAAAATTTGATGTAACTTTTATTTTTAATCTATATGGTTATGTAGAAACTTTTAACAAGTTTTTTCCTGATTGTGATTTTGATATGTTACAAAAAAATTTAGAATTTAGTAATAAAATAAGATTTAATTTATATAAAGAAAATATAGGAGATGCTCTGAAACTATTAGATACATATCAGGATGTAGAAATAGTTCAAGGTGTGTGCACTAACAGAAATTTGAATCATATTATTTCTATAGATGGCATTTGGCTATATGATGTACATGGTGTAAAAGATTTAAATTTACAAGATTTCTCCTTTGATGAATTAAGTAAGTATAAAGACTATACATTTGATTTTATAAAATCTGTTGAGGGATATCATTTATTAAAATGCTTTACACAAACTATAAAAGGTGTTTCTATATTAGATACTAATACTATAAATATAAAATATCAGGAACAAAAAGATGAATTTGAATATATTTCATATAAAGGACATATTTTTAAAAGTTTTAATGAACGAAATATAATAACAAATTTTTATATTGATGATTGGGACATAAAGTTACTGGATTCTGCTAATCAGGAACAGCATTTTATGATAGGTGTTTTAGGAAAATTTTCTAATAATCCAAAGGTCACAATCTAGTTTTAGTGATAGCAATATCAGACAAATTAGTACAATAATCAAAAGGACAATGTACCGTGGTTTCAGGCAGTTGCCAATCTGTATTACCTATATTGCCAAAAATTACAGCACCACACCAACTACTGAAAATATCGCCTTTGGCATCTATACTTAAACTCTCCTGCCCTAAATGACATTTCATTCCGTGAAACTGGTTAAGGCCCTGATCTATTATTTGATGACTTTGAACATACTTTGCTGAGCCATCATCATATAAAAATTCTGTCATCCAGGCTGTTTCATCTCTTTGTTTAGGTTGTCTGGTAACAGGTTTAGATTCTGTAACTGGTTTAGGCTTTATTCCTGGCTTCTTTAGTATATTTCTCTCTGCTTCTGAGTACTCCCAATAGGTTTCCTGCTTACTCTGGCGTCCTAAGAGCTTTTTATACATGGTTTTAACACATATACTTACCCTGTGATAATTGTTTTTCTTACAATTCACAAATAAATCACGCAATTCTTCCACAAATTCTCCCAAACTTTCCACTTGCCCGCCCACACCTGCTATGTTTATGGTGATGTTTACATGTTCTTTTATTTCGTTCACCACATCAATAAGATGCTGTCTGCTTTGTGTAAGTGGATGAAAAGTTAATACCACACCATCCATATAATGTTTTGCTTTGCTCCACCAATTCACAGTTCTGCTACCATTAGTAAAAACCACATTATTTGTATTATATTCGCTTATTTTCTTAATGATATCCTCAAATCCAGGCATCACAGTAACTTCTCCACCTATTAGTTCATAGTCTACTTGTTTGGCCTGACTATTATAATAATGTGACAGGCGCTCTATGGCTGTCAGATAGGCGTCTAAGGGCAACCATGGCCTGGTTCCATCATGTAGTATATCAGGACAATATTCGCAATTATAGTTACAGGAGTTACCCATATTCCACTGAATGCGTATGTTTTTCATAGGACCACGAGCATGTGGGCCACGTACTGAAATCAGTTGGGACATTATCTGCCTACTATAACGTTTGGGGATCCAGGGCTAGGAAGATGGCCACATAATGCTGGCGACAATCCAACTACACATACAGGAAAACCTCCTGCGAACACAGAACTACTACCACTAGGCATAATTGCTGTTCCCTGTATATGTGGTGTTTCTCCGTGTGTTATACAAGTATCTCCCACAGTGGAAACTATGGCACCATTGGCAAGTACTGTAACAGGTTTACCTATTACTTGTCCTCCTCCTATGTTATCTAATCCTTGTCTAACTATTCCTGGCATAAGATTATTTATCTACTTCTTCTGTTGATTTCAGTAGTTCTAAATAATCCTGTGTTGATTTTTCTGTGCTCTTGACTATCGCCAATACATTGTCTAAAGAAAATGTCACTTGATCAATTTGGCCTGTGTAACAAAATGGTATAACCGCTAAATCTTCATCAGCAATAATCACTGTTTGTGGAGTTTGTAAGGTAACAAACTTATCTTTTTTAACATAAGCAATCATTTTACCAATTAGTTCTACACCTGAGACTAATTTAATAGTAACAACATCGTTTAATAAATCTTCTAATCCGTACATGCTTATATTTATTTTTTATAAATGAGATTTTTATGAATTATAGGCTAAAACCTTTAAAGGTATCATCGCTGACATCTTGTTTAGTACCACCGATAATGTAACTGCTTATTTCTGTTTCTTGTGGTGCTACTTGGACACTGCCTCCAGTAATCCAGGCCTGGGTCCAGGGCAGTGGATTTGTGCCTGTGTTGTAAACTTTTTCTATACCCACGGCATGCATTCTTTTACCCGCTATATACTCAACATATTGTTTAAGCAATTCAGCATTTAGACCAATTATACTACCATCTTTAAACAAGTAATCTGCCCAAAGTTTTTCCTGTTCCACAGCATCTATGAACATATGTTTACATACTTCTGCCGTTTCTTTTTGTATTTTAGCAAAGTCTTTGTCCTCACGTGGCAGTAATTTTAACATTTGTTGTGTACTTGCTAAGTGAACATTTTCATCTCTAGCAATTAACTTAATAATTTTAGCATTACCTTCCATCTTTTTAACTTCAGCAAAGGCCCAACTACAAGCAAAGCTCACATAAAAACGTACACCTTCCAGTATGTTTACACTCATTAAACACAACCATAAACGTTTTTTATGTTCATATAAGTCATACTTTTTACTGCCGTTTTCTCTGAGTAAATTATATTTAATTAGTTTATCATAATTTTCTGTTATACTGTCTGAGCAGTCTACAATCTGTTTAATATCCAGCATTTCATCAAATACCTTACTGGGATCTGAATAAACATTTCTAATAATGTGTGTATAACTTCTACTGTGAATAGTTTCTGAAAATGCCCAAGTCTCTATCCAGGTTTCCAGTTCTGGAATACTAACTATAGGCAAGAAAGCCAGATTAGGTGAGCGACCTTGTACACTATCTAATAATATCTGCCTTTTTAAATTACTTGTAAAGATATGTTGTTCATGCTCTGATAAGTTTTTAAAGTCAGTGGCGTCTTTGAGGATATCAACTTCCTCAGGTCTCCAAAAGAATCCTAATTGTTTATCTGTAAGTTTATCAAACTCTTTGTATTTTAATACATCATATCTTTGTATGTCTACAGAACCAGCAGGATCTAAAAACATTTTACGTTTTGTGTGATCTGATTTTTTAACTTTAAATACACTCATTATATTACTTGCCTAGATTTTACAGGATTCGCAGTCCTCCTCGTCATATTCTCCCTGAGCTAGTTCAGGTAGAACATCATCTTTGTTGATGTCTATTTCACCTTGTCCGTCGTATGTGTTATTATAGTATAACTGTTTGCCACCATATTTATAAAACATCAATAAATCTTGTAGCAATACACTCATTGGTACTTTTTCATCTTCGTAGTGTTCTGGATTGTATGAAGTGTTTACAGAAATTCCTTGGTCAATATACTTTTGAAGAACAGCACAAACTTTTAGATATCCTTGTGGAGACTTTTGGTCCCATAGCAAATCATATTTATTTTTGTAATATGGAAAGCCAGGTACCACTTGCTTTAATACTCCATGTTTGCTCTGTTTGATACTAACATAACTTCTGGGAGGTTCGATTCCGTTTGTGCTGTTACTGATTTGAGCAGATGTTTCACTGGGCATAAGTGCCATCAGTGTGCTGTTTCTGATTCCGTGTTGTTTGAGTTCTGTTCTGATTGTTTTCCAATCCTGGCGCTCTTTGTGTTTTACCAATTCATCAACTTCTTTTTTATATGTTTGATTAGGAGTAATACCATGCCCATACTTTGTTTCCATGTTGCCCATACAGGCACCTTTTTCTTTGGCTAGTGCCACACTGGATTTTATCAAATAATAACTCCATGCTTCTGCCCATTCATCTACCAATTGTAGATTGGGTTCCTGATAAGTCATATCATGTTTAGCCATCCAATATGCTAAATTAATAATACCTATACCCAGTGGGCGTCTTTTCATAGTACTCAGTTGTGCAGCAAGAACAGGATAACTCTGATAGTCTAATAATTCGTCTAATCCTCTCACAGCAAGATCACATATTTTTTCAAAGTCTTGTGTTTCCCTAACAACACCCCAATTTACAGCACTCAGTGTACACAAACTTATTTCACCGTCTGCGTCATTTATGTCTGTTAATGGTTTAGTGGGTAAGTCAATTTCACAACACAGATTACTTTGATGTATAGGTGCTATATCTTCTATGAATGCTCCGTGTGTATTAGCATGATCAACATTCATTAAATATATTCTGCCAGTGTCTTTTCTTTCTGTTACAAAGGCACTGAATAGTTCTGATGCTTTGATAGTTTTTTTACGCAATCTGGTATTGCGTTCTGCTGTTTCATATAGTTCTCTAAACTTATCTTGGTCCTCAAAAAATGCTTTATATAATCCTGGTACGTCACCTGGACTAAACAAAGTTATATTCTCACCAGCAATCAGCCTTTCATACATTAGTTTATTGAACTGTACACCATAGTCCATATGACGCACTCTGTTGTCCTCTGTGCCCTTGTTGTTCTTTAATACTAGTAGGTCCTCAACTTCCAAATGCCAAATAGGATAGTACAGTGTGGCGGCTCCGCCTCTTACACCACCTTGGCTACAACTTTTTACTGCTGACTGAAACATTTTATAGAAGGGAATAACTCCTGTATGAGTAGCATCGCCTTTTCTAATAGGTGATCCAACTGCTCTAATATTACCTGCGCCAATACCTATACCGGCTTTTTGGCTGACATATTTTACGATGGCACTGCTGGTTGCGTTAATACTATCCAGACTGTCACCAGTTTCTATAAGTACGCAACTGCTGAATTGTCTTTGAGGAGTTCTTACTCCTGCCATAATTGGAGTAGGCAGAGAAATTTTAAAAGTGCTGATAGCGTCATAATAATCTTTTACATATCTCATTCTGACATCAGCAGGATATTTGCTGAATAGAGTTGCTGAAATCATCATGTAAGCAACTTGTGGAGTTTCAAATATATCTCCTGTTGCACGGTTTTGTACCAAATACTTACCACGAAATTGTTCCATGGCCGCATAGGTTAAAACTTCGTCTCTTTCGTGTTTGATATGTTCGTTGAGTTCGTTAATTTCATCTTTGGTATATAATTCTGTAAATTCTGGGTCATAAAATCCAGCGTCTATGTTTTCCTTAATTATATCGCATAAACATGGAGGTGTAAATGTGCCGTACACTTGTTTACGCAAATGATAGTTAATAAGTCTACCTGCTACATATTGATAATTGGGGGCGTCTTCGCTTATTAAATCTGCGGCACTTTTGATAAGTGTTTCTTGAATATCTTCAGTTTCCATTTTATCAAAAAACTGAATTTGACTGTGTATTTCTACTTCTGATGCACTTACACCAGTGATACCTTCACAGGCATACATAACGACTTTGTGTAGTTTGTCTATGTTTAAATCTTCAAGTGTGTTATCTCTTTTTCTTACCTGCATTGTGTGTGAAACCTTTATTAAAAAGAATATTTATCGTTGTATAATTGTAATATAAAACTATTTAGAAGTCAAGTTATATTATATCTTTGATGGCCACTTCATGTATTTGAAATATTGTGGCATTGTGTTTTACATAGGACCAATCATCTATTCTACCTGCTGTAAAATTAAATACATCGTCGTCCAATTTTATCACTAAACCATTTTTACCTGTGTTATTATTACTTACCACAGGCATACATATTGTGTCATATTGTATAAATCCTTTGTGATATAATGTTGCTAACAACACTAAAGTTATACCACTCTGACAAAAATATCCTTCACTTACTATCTCAAAAGGGGATGGCCAACTTTTAGGAGTGTAGTAGTCTAAATATCTGGGCAAAACTTTAATGTCAGCAAATACTTCCAATACATCTTGTATTGTGTTGTAATTTGCTTGTCTAATTGTTCGCCATTCAAACAGTCTGGAATCGCTATCTGTTTTTATAAAAAGCATTATCTTATAATGATGACCAACGTCTGGTTACAAACTTCATTTCTACTACTTTACCAGTGTTATTCACAGCACTTAATTTAATATCTGTGTTGGCAAAATCGTATGCGGCACTGAAAGTAACATTACCACTCAGTGTGTCAGCAATATCACTGGCAACATCCTGATATACAACTCCGCTGTTTCCAGTACTACTATTATAGAAAGCATTAAAGCGAATTTGTCCTATTCTTCTATAATTACCGTCAGATGTTCCATCATAGTTTACTGTATAATCTAAAATGTAACTGTCATAACTGCTTGTATCAACTACCACTACATCTGCTACACTGCCATTTGCTATAGTGATACTATCTAGATCATCAAATGTTGTAACTTTAACACCTGTACCAGTTTGTAAGCCTGTTAATAATTCAATGTTTACTGCTAGATTCAATAAACCTTTGATATCTGGATTTGCTGTTTCAAAATAAATTTGATTAATAATATGATTAAAGTCTCTGGCATCTTCTCTGGTAGCAAATGTAATAAATTTACTATCATCAGTATTAGTGATATCTAATACATAAACGCCTAGCTCTGAAACACCTGAATTACTCCATTTGTCATTAACCTGTGCACTGCTCATTAAGTTGAGATCTTTACTGTTAACCAGTGTGTTTAACCATCTTTCCAGTTTTGCTTTAATTGTGTTTGCTGACCTGGTTTTACTGCCTGTGGTTAAACTTAATGCGTTTATTGTGCCTACACTGTCTTCATGTAAAGTAAACTCTATACCAGCACTGCTCACACTGTCAAAACTTGGTTTTGTGCTAATATAAACTCTGTTAGATATTCCTGGTACAGCATTTAAACTTGGAAATTCTGAAATATTATTAAACACTGTGACTGCTTCTGCTATTGTGGTTGCGTTAGATAAATCTATGCTGTTAACAGGAGTATGACTTGCTGTTGTGGCGTCTAAATTAATATTTGCAGTACCTGTTACTGCTTCTGTAACTGGTCCTACTGCTGTGATAAAGATTGTGTCCTCTGATACTCTGCTTTGCAAAGTGGCATTACCGTTTGCTACTTGAGAAGTGTTACTACTTCCAATAAATTCAAGTGTTGCTCCCTCTGGTAAACCATGAAGTGTACTTACTATTTGTACATTAGCACCTGAATTATCTGTACCATAGTTTGTATAATCTAATCCACCAGTTACTGCTACAGTTACGTTTGATTCAACTATTGTAAAACTAGTAGAACCAACACCTGTTACCTGATATGGATTACTGTCAAACTGTGCCACATTAGCACCGGACATATACACATAATCACCTGTTGTTAAACCTTCTACATCTGCTGTAATTGTGACTGCGTTACCGGCTCCTGCTATTCCAGAAGTTGCGGATCTCACTGTTGTCCATGCGTTACCTGTGGGTAATGTTACTTCTAATGTACTTGCTTGTACATTGGCAACTGGTAATGCTTTACCATCTAACCATGATGGGTTATCAGTGTTTGACAAATAAATGTAATCATGTGTAGAGCCAGCATTACCATAAGGAATACTATAACTGCTACCTGTAGCAACTGTCACAGTTGGATATGATGTATTAGCATGACTTACTGCTACATTACCACCATTATCAGCATTGTTGCTGATTAAAAATTCTCCCAGTGTTAAACTTTCTGGAGAACTTATATCTGAACTGTCCTCAAATATAGATGTGTGTTTAAATTCTAAACCAATATGTCCTTCACCTGATGTTGGTGATACTCTGATCAAACTGTTTGAAAGATATCTATATGAAGGAATATTTTGATCAAAGTGGAAACCATTAATACTGGTTCCAGCATAAACTGGACCACTTTGTGTAATTGCTCTAACCACAGCACTGTTGCTGTAATATGCTAAAACTATCTCGTCACTTGGTAACGGTGCTACACGGAAATTAAGAGTGTGCGTATTAGACCCTAACGTTGTGGTGTTAAAACTGTAATCATTTGGAGATACTGGCACAGCATTTGTGGCATCTCCTGTCAATCTGTCAACACCTTTGTAAACTGTGACGTCAGCAGATTTAAATGCTTCATTTGTTACTGAGCTTTTTATATTATTAGGTGTAAATGTAAGTAAGTTAGCGGTTGTCAGTGTTTGTGAAGAACTAAGTGTTATATTACTGTTAGCCTGATCAACTGAACTAACTGTTACAGTGCCTGTAATATCGTCTCCCGTTACAACATCGCCTGCTGTTATAAAAACATTAAAACTGGTTACTGTATGAGTCGTATCAGTTAAATTTGCTGTTACTGTTGTTGTGGGAGTTTGGGTAATATTTTCGTTAAAAATTGGAACACCACTGCTTGTAAAAGTATCATCACTTATGTTCCAGGTTTTTTGTGTGTTTATACCGTCAAATGTGCCTTTGTTAAATTTAATACTGGGCACGGTAAAGTGTACCATTCTGGTGTTGGAAATATCATTTGTGTAAGCAACTGCTCCTGTAACAGTTTCATAGTTACTGATATTAGCATCTAAGGCATCTATTTCACCACCTATAAAAACTTGTTTGGAATCTGTTGTAAATCCAAATTCACCTGATCTCAAAGGCTGAGGTAAATCCTGCTTCAACCCTCTACGGTTTTGTATTCTCGATATTATAACGTTATTGTTTGCTGTTGCCATACACTAAATCTCCATGACTTAGTAGTATTTATCACTTCTAGGAATTCTTGCTGTAGTAGTCTGCTAAACGATCACTCCATTTTTCACAATATGCTTCATACTCATCACCTTGTATAACAAAATCAGCATATTTGCCTTCTCTGTCTACCATCAGAATAGCAACTTTTTTGATATCTGATCCAAACATTTCATTATGTGCTAAAGAATAAGCAACTCCCTGTAAAAAATAATCTTCTATCCACTCACGTTTTTTAATTTTTTTAGCAGTTTTAAAATCTATAATTGCTTCTTGACCTTCCCATAACCCTATAGCATCTGATGTACCAGCATAAAGTCCTTGTGCTATTAAACCAACCTCAACACCATACAGTTCATCTATCTTGCTTAGTCCTTGTGATATCATCTGATTACACATAGTTTTAGCCATCTGACTTACAAAATTAGTTCCAAATGTGTCCCATTCTTCACCTAATATGTATTTTTCCAAACTGTTATGTACTTTGGTTCCAAGACCTGCTGATTCTGTGCTTATTCGTGTGGCTTCTGCTTCACCTACACGTTTACGCCACTCTATAAGAGCAGTTTTATCTCCAGTGGCACTTAAAATAGTGGTAACACTAGGCACAGGATTATTGTCCTCTCCCACATATTGTCTGCCTTTGGGTGTTTGAATTCTTTTTAGATTAGGATAGTCGTACTTGTTTTTTAACATTTATATTTTATTTTATAAATGTATTTACCAGGAAATATTCCAGTCTATGGTATTATTGGATGTTGTATTGGTTGTAATATTTACGCCATACCCTAAATTTTCAAAATAGTTTTTAACGTAATTTAATTGATCCAGTTTTGTGGGGTCTGTTGTTACACTGTTCCAAACATAGTAATAAACATTACTGTTTGTCATTGTTGTGCTGGATATAATATTGGCATACAAAATGCCTGTGTCTATATTGGCAATTACGGCACTTTCGATTGCTCTGACTTCGCTGTGAATAACACTATTATTTCTGCTGTCTGTTCTGGCCTGTGTTGCGTTTACAAATATACTTGCCATTATAACTCCGATTTGATATCACTTAATGCCTGATCACCAGCCATTTTGCTTACATTAACTGATGGTTCGGAATCTGTTTCAATGTCTGCTGGTAACCCATTTTTTGGTACAATTTTTTCTTTATTAACACTACTGGCATATCCACTCTGATCCACTGCTGTGATTATTTCTTCTATTGAAGAAATATATCCCTGTTTGGCTAATCTTTGTTGGAATTCTTGTGTAGGTATTTCTTTGATATCTTGTGTCATAATCATAGCCAATTGATCTTGAACTGCTGTTAAAAGATCTGTTTGATAATTTTCTGAAATGATGTCCTGGATCAGCATGTTACACCTCTACAGGTGCTCTTCCCAATGGTTCTTCTTCTGGTCCAGATGCTGAAGGTTCATTTACATCAACCTCTGGTTCCAATGCTAAATCATCTATGGAATCTTGATCACCTACTTCTGCTGTGTCACCCAGTCCTAATCCAGTAATTGGTTCCTGTCCTGTAATAGAACCCACTAATTGACTAACACCTTCTTTTGCTTGTTTTGAACTTTCCAGTGCCGCTTGTAAAACTGTGTCTGCTGAATCCTTAAACTGTTGAGCCTGATCTGCTCCAAATTCGTGTATCATTTGATCTGCTATTGCTGGGAGATCTTCATTTACCATTCTGCCCAATCTCTCAACGTGGTCCTGAATGTCATCTGCTAAAGCTCTAACTGCCATAACAACTTCTGCTTCTTCTACTGAAGTGCCTTCAAGTTCTTCTGCTAACATATCATTTATGATATCGTCAAACATATTTTCTTTTTTAACACCAAACCTGTCTTTAGCTCTTTTAATGTCGTCTTCACCAACATCTTTAAGATCAAATTCTTCACCATTGAACTCAAACTTGCTGTGTCCATGTGCTATTGCTTTGTCCCTTGCGGTATTAAAAGCATTTGATTCAGCAACTTTGGCACCAAAAAATTTAATACCTTGTGGAAGTTTGTCTTCCTCTAATGCGTTCAAAAATCCAACAATTGAATCTCTGCTTTTGCCTGTTACTTCAGCAAAAGTACCCAGTTTTTCTTCTATAGCATCTATAGATGATGGATCAGTTAGTTCAATACCAATTTCTTCTGCTAATGAATTTAAAAGTTCCACTTTGAGATCTGTTTCTGGAAGCTCAACTACTTCTTCCACTGCTTCTTTTGTACCACATGATGATTCATAATAATCTTTTGCGGCTTTGAGAACATAAGGTTGTATTAAACTATCTTCATAGCATTGGCTTGAATCTAGTCTTACTTCGTTCATACATTGTGTGGCCGCTTCTTCCATAGTGCAACCTGAATCCATAAGATTTCTTACTCTTTCTTCTATGGTTCCAATCAGTTTATTAAAAGCATCTGATTTTGCGTATCTTCCTTCTGCTAACATAGTGTCTATCACATCCTTAATTCCCAAATACTTAGCATATTCTGGTTCTAATTGAAACTTTTTACTGGTTCCTCTAAGTTTAACAAGAGCTTTTTCGGACATTTCTTTGATTGCTATTAGTTTTTCCTTTTCTGGAAACCCTTTGATAGTCATACCGAATTGCTCGTTTAAAAATTTGTTAATTTTATCAATTTTAGTTGAATTTTGTTGGTTAAAATCTCTTATAAACATGGTATTTTTCCTAACTTATAATGTTATAGTGTTATTTATCATTTCAGCAGGATTTTTTATTAGTAGTTTAAAAGGTATTCTTTTGTGTCTCTAAAATACATCAGTGTTTCTTTTAGTCTGCTGTTTGCTGATTGTATTTTAAATGCATCTTTTGAGGTCTGGATTGTGTTCCTGTAAAATAACATATCATTATACTGCTTGAAGTACCTGTCAACATATTTGTTTAAGTTAATCACATGTACTTCATTGACATTTTTACTTCTGTTGTATTCTTTTACTACTGATTTTGCTGTTTTTAAAAAAGGAATATCTTCAACAATAATATTATTGTTCATGTAGTTTACAATATTGTAACCAACAGATGTTTTTTTAATCACATAGACACCACGTTTAGCAATACTGTCAGCCAGGTTGTCTATTTTTTTTGCTATATATTGCTTGTTATAGTTTTGTTTTTTGCGGGTATGTTTTGTAACCAACACAATCTCCTTTGCGAACTTTCCTCAATACATCTCTCTTGTAAAGTTCTTCTGCTATAAAAAGTTCTCTTTCGTTACATGTATTTACATCCATAAAGCCTTGTAGATTGACTTTATTGAAAAAACTTGCTTCAGGATTGCTAATAAAACTGAGTAGGTTATTTTTGCCTTTGATTGCTCTCATGATTAACCGGCGTGCATAGCCGCCATGTGCTTTTTGTATTTTTTAGTGCCTTTTTTATGAGGACTTTTACCTTCTATAACATCAAAGTGGCTGGTATCTAATCTGGACATAGCATCATCTATAGCACTACTACTATCTATAACATCTATAACTCTGCCACTGGCAAAGTCGCCAATACGTTGTCCGCCCACTTCCATATCAGGATTTACTAGATCCTCTACGTCAAGACTTTCCAGTTCCAAATATAATCCGTATTCCAGTTCCTGTTTGCTATCAAATCTATATTCATCACCTCTGAACATGTTAACAATATGATTTACTGCAGCATCCTGAATAATACTTCTTTCTTCGCCTTCATGAATAGAATTTTTTAACTTTTTCTTTTTTTTATATATACTGGGATTAGGTCTTTTGATCATGCTACCCAGAGGTTGCGCCACAGATGCAATGCCTCCTGCTGAAGTAGTCTCATTTATTATGTGTGAAATCCTCATAACACTATTTATCACTATTATACATCTGTAAAAATGTTTTAAATAAATCTGTGTGGTACCTACTTCCATTGTGAATCAAGTCTCTTGCAAATCCTTTAAAATTCATACCATTATCTGGAGGATCAAATAAAGCACTGTCTATTTCATGAAAAGGTATTTTTTTGGATTCACATTTGTATTTTAATAAAAGAATGTCATGTAATGATTGAAAGAATGATGAATAAAATGCACTTAATGCAAAATTTTTTTCAAGGTTTGAAAACTTTCTTTTACTTGTTAAAAATTCTTTTATAAAACTTTTTATTCCAGTTATACGGATATTTCTGTCTTTTATATCTTTATTCATATCTGAAACATACTTAAATTTTACAAGATCTAATCTTCCAGGAGGAGGTGTAAATAGAAAAACTCCTTTTACATTAGTAAATTCTTCTAAAATATATTCAGTACAAAGCAATGATTGAATAAAAGTAGAACAATTAGGCGCACTTAAATTTACATATTCACAATCTAATACATCTGCTAATTTGTGTATCCATGTATCTTCCTGATACAGTCCAGTACCAAATGTTGTACTTGACCCTATCCCCACAATGACATCTTTATCTTTTATTTCTGAAAAATTTTTACTCCTACAACCATGTAAATTTACTTTGTATTCTATTTCTTTGAGCTGGCCATTTTTTATCCAACCAGCCTTTTCAAGTTTTTCAAAATTATGTTTTAAATTAAATTGAGCATTATCTAGATCATCACATGAATGATATCCACCTATGTAATAACCATCATCTGAAAGCGTAGCCGTAACGGAGTCAGTGTCAGGAATAGAGCGTGCCAAAAGAGCTCCTGCTAATAAATCCAGGATTACTTTTTTATCTTTTTCAAAAAGAAATTTATGTTCACTATACTCATTTACAAAATCACTTGTGTGAAATTTTTTAACTCCAGATTTATCTGTTATATGATTTGAATCGTTCATTTTATATATTTATTTAGGATTTTTTGCGACCGCTCTTCATGTTGGCACACCAGTGATACATTTTTCCTTTCTCACCACTGTACTTTTTTGCTTTTGCTCGTAAGTCTGTAACCGAACCTTTACAACTAGCACCTGCACGTTTTACTCTACCAGGAGAGCTTGTGGCTTCTACGACATCATTCTCTAATTGTTCTATTGGCCAACTAGTATAACTGTTACCGTTGTCGTCACCTGTCATAACCACATACACACTAGGAGTATCTGAACCTTCGTCCTCTCCTATTTCCCAACCCATGTCTGCTAACTTTCTTTCTACTGCTGGGTCTTCATCGTTGTTCCACCACATCTGTGCTAAACGTTCAAGTACTTTATGCATTTTAAGTTCACGTTCCATGCCTTGTTGCATTTCTCGGTCACGTTGTTGAATAGGGAAGTTACCGTCTACGACATCTTCTTTGTATATACTGGGATTGCCATGCTTCTTTATATACTCAGCATTGTCTTTTAGGCCGTCTTCTATTTGTCCGAGTAAGGATCGCAGATCTTGTGACGCTTCTATTGTTTCATTTATCTCTTTTATTTTTTTCTCATATAAAGATTTAAAATAATGTTCTGGCATTACTTCTCTATCACTAGTTGTATGAGAAAAATGATTCATAATATCTTCTATTTCTGAATTTACCATTATAGCATCTACTTTTTTCATACCCAACATATGAGCCGCATCATATCTATGGTGTCCATTTATTAGATAGCCATTTTTATCTACAATAAAAGGCTTATCCTCATTATTTAGAAAAATATCTTGTGCTTTTTTACTCAGCCCTTGTACTCGTTGAGTTTGTACTGGTTTTATATTACTGATACTGATTTGTCCTCTTTTATATGTAAATGGTGATGCATCTAAATCATTTTTGTTTATTTGTGGCATTTGACTTCTATCAAAATGTTTATCTGATAACTTTCTCTTGTAGTCTTCTTCTACAACTTCCCTTAGTCTAATAACACCACAGCCAACTCTGTCTCCTGCATTACCTGTTTTTAAACTTTCTTTATCACCGCCCTGACCCAAATCATCTTCATCTGCGTGAATAACTATTGCTCTACCTACTACGTCTGAAAGTTCTACCCTTTCTGCTTTGATTTGAAATCTTGCTGTGCCTGATTTATCTGCAACTATATTACCTAAGTCGCCCACATGCCCTTGTTGTAAACTGCCATGATCAACATCGTCTGGATTGTAATGGCCACCTGCTGATTCACAGCCTTTACTTAAATCACCAAACTCGTGTATGTGAAAGCCATGTTTGCCTGGTGTTAATCCTTTTACTATGCCTTTTATTATTGTGGGTTGGCCGGGTTTTTGTTTAAACTTTACAGCACCTTGAACATCACCTACAGTGTGTTCTAGTTGTGCTATTGCTTTGATTGTTTCTTCGGCCTCATTGATGCGTTCTAGTCTATCACACTGACAGCCGTTTGATTTTGTAACTGGACAAGGAGTTACTTGTTGTATGGCATCGAATATTTTCATAGAGCATTTTCTAAATGATATTTTTTATATACATTTCTCCTTGACTTTACATATCTTTGTTTAATACTTTTAGCAGGTAAAAAATAAAATGTATCCGTTTTCTGCCAGGACAGAAAATCCTCTTCAAAAAAATGTATTTCAACCTGGTCCTTTGTGTCGTTTTTATTACCACAAATTTCAGGAGTGCTATACACATTGTATCCAGACATTACTAAATTTTGAAATCCATAAGGCTTAAAATGTAAACACTGTTGCCAAGCAACTCCTCCTACTAATAAATCACTTTGTTCTGGTAAAAGATTTCTCAATTCTGTTACAGAATTTAAATTAATATAATTTGAATATTTATTTTTAACTAACTCGTTTAATTCTTTATCACCAGTAAAGGTAAAAATTTTGTTAAATGATATTTTATCTAAAAAGTCAAAAAGTCCCTGTAAAAATGAATAATGTGTTTCAGGATAATTATGATTGGTATCTATCCATTCATCGTTCCATAAATCAATTAAAACTACAGCATCAAAGTTCATCATCTAACCTGTTTTGTAGTTCTCTGATTCTGTCTGTAAAAACAGATTCTAATTCGTACACAGCAGATTCTAAATGATTTGTTGCTTGATAAATTTCTCTGGTATATTGGTCTACTTCTTCTTCACTAATGCCAAGTTCTTCTGCTATTCTATGTATTTTTAAAATTATTTGATTAGGCACATCATTGTACTTGATTTGTTTGGTTACTTCTCTGGCTTGTTGAAGTCCTATTTCAAGTTTTTGTAAATCCTCTTCAGCACCCTCATATATACTATCACCAAAGTCGTAATTCTTTTTCTTTTTCTTCTTTTTAGATTTTTTATAGGGTGCTATAGATCCGAATCCTAAAAAACCTCTGCTCACCGGAGTATCGCTGGGAGTGGAATCAGCGGATGGTGTAGAACTGTCTCCTGAACTACTACCGTCTGCAGACCCGCTGTCTCCACTTGATCCTGTTGTCCCACCGTCGCCACCTGAGGTTGCTCCACTGCCAGCACCTACTTCTGCGTCTAAACGTTTACGTTTTTCTAATTCTTTTATATTTACAAATAATTCACT